GGATTTCCGCAATCAGCCTATTTGTGAAATCGCGCAGCTCAGAATCTCGCTGTGGGCTTCCAAAAGGTGCGTCAGAAACAAAATCGGAGGTATCGATTGCATAATTACCAAATTCTGGCTTATCAGATAAAAAGCTTAATCTTTCTATCTGAGCGTCGCTGAGCGGCATTCCATAAGTGTCCTCATACTCTGCCGCGAGCCTATCTATATTCGAATCACCAGTCTTTCGGCCAGCTTCGGTCATAAACATCACAGTCATGAGATCACCAGTTCTTGCAAGACCAATACCCCGCTGAGAAAACGTCCTTTTTCTTTTCTACGGCGTCACAATTGTGCCGAGCCCGAAAAGACTTCCTACGATCTGGCTGGTCTTTTTTGATTGACATTTTAGGATCGCCATATCGCACGATCTTTACTTGATCGCCCTTCTTGGCAAGAACAGCAAACTTTTTGTTCTTACCAGGCGTTCGCTTCTGTTTGTTGTAACCAGGGAAAGACTCGCCACGATAGACGAGCCTTCCTGATTTGGTTCGAGTGACGTCCGACGTATTAGCCATAGGACTTGATCAACTCCAGGATAATCATGTACGTGTCACCGCTAGAGTGCCCCACCGTCGTAAAGTCCAAGTCTCCGGTTTTACCACTGCCTGCATTGTTCGGTATACCCGAAAAATCCGAATAGTCGTGATAACCGTTCGAGTCTTCACTCAAGCCGATCGCCAACACGTTTGAGGTCGCATCGAACTCGATCTTGACGCTCAAGCCCGTACACTGCCACCATATTTTATTGATGGTGACAGCCGAGCAAGACTCTCCTCGAGCATTCGCTGTGAGAGCAGAAACGTCCACTTTTTTGACAGCCGACTCACCGGTGCCGTCAGAGGCATTAGTGAATTTCAGAACAGCTTTACGCTCACCATCTTGGATGGTTTGGCTTGTGACTGCATCAGCCATACTTCACCTCCTTACAGTTCGGTGGTGGCGGTGCGCTCTTTCATGGCACTAATGTAATCAACGGTCAGCACCTTGGCTGCGGCGGCACCGTTTTGTATGCCGAAACTGACCGTCAGCTCCTCATCATCAGGCGCGTTAGTGCTCACCACAGTGCCTACTTCTACGTTGTTTTGGTACACATGAAACAGTTGATCCTTGGGATCAAAAATAAACCCTACGGTCATAAAAGTGTCGTCTGCCATCGCAGTGGGCAGATCGAGGGTGCTCTGTGTACTGTCTTTCTCGACAATAAACTGCAAAGTCGTTGACCCGTCAGTGAGCAAAAAGAAGATGCCATCGGTGACGTTGAGCGGCGACGTGTCAGTGAGCTGCAAACCCATCACGACATCAGAGGCATCCGCGTCGCTGGTTTTCATTCGCGCAGCAAACCCAAGCTGCTTAGTGGATTCGAATTTGAATCCCTCTTTGACGAGTTGTAGGAAGTCGTTGTCGTCATCTGCGTCATCGTTAGTGATAACCAAGAGACCGCCGTCGCCGTCGCCCAGAGCCTCGGAGGCATTTCCTGAGCCGCCTTCAGTGGTGGTGATCGTCCAATCTGACGCCAGATAGGTGTCGAAATCGTTGAAGTATGTGTGGTACTTCTGCGGTGCTGGCATCTTCAGCTTGCCAGAGGTACCAGTCGATGAGACGTTCGTAACGCCGCTTGTAAAATGAGTTGTCATGAAAGTTCTCCTTGTGAACCAGTGATCGGCCCATCCAATCACCATCTGACACGTTCAGTCTATGCCAATCGAGAAAATAAAAAAAGCTGGCTACACAGTCACCACCGCCCACGACAATACGGCTGTAGGCGACGTTACTACGGGTACAAGCAATACAGCTGTAGGTGTGTTGTAAAACGACAGGTGTGCAGAACACTCCTATAGGTGTATTCCAAAACGACAGGTTTTTACAACACACCGATAGGTGTATTCCAAAACGACAGGTTGTTACAACACACCGATAGGTGTGTCCTAAAACCATAGGCGCGTAAAACACCGCTGTAGGTGCCGTTACTACGGGTACAGACAATGCTGCGGTAGGTGGCGTCACTACGGGTGCAAAGAACACTGCTGTAGGTAGAGTCACTACGGGTGCAAGCAATACACCTGTGGGTGTGTTCTAAAACTACAGGTACACAAAACACTCCTATAGGGGTGTTTGAAAACCATAGGCACACAAAATACACCTATAGGTGTATCTCAAAACCACCAGCACACAGAACACACCAATAGGTGTGTTCTAAAACTACGGGCACCTTAAACACACCAATGGGTGTATCTCAAAACCACCGGCACACAGAACACACCAATAGGTGTGTTCTACAACTACAGGTATCTGAAACACAGCGGTAGGAGCGATCACTACTGACTCAAACAACACTGCTGTAGGTGGCGTTACTACAGGCGCAAACAATACGGCTGTAGGTGCAATTACTATGAGCAAATAAAACACACCAATAGGAGTGTTTGAAAACTACAGGCACACAGAACACTCCTATAGGTGTATTCGAAAACTACAGGTATACAAAACACACCAATAGGCACGTTCTAAAACTACTGACACACAGAACACTCCTATAGGAGTGTTCTAAAACTACAGGCACATAAAACACACCTATAGGGGTGTTCTGAAACGACGGGTATACAAAATACTGCTATAGGCGCATAAAACTCAGGCACAAAAAAAGGGGGCGTAAGCCCCCTTCTTTTTGCTTGGTCTTTACGCCCCTTGCGAGCCGAAAATTCCGCGCCAGTCGGAAAAGCCGAATGAATATCGTTCGCGCGCCTTATAACGAATGTTACCTGTTGTAAAGTCAGGTTCCATGCTCGTTTCCATCGGCGTACGTTGGAACATCTTCAGCCCTTCACCGCTATCGGTCACAGAGGTCAACAAGAAGAACGCATCTGGGTCTGTCAGATAGTGGTTCACGGTGTAACCACCAGGCAGCACTCCAGTGTTGCGGATCGCGTTGATATCGTTGTCCGCCGTTCCTGATCTCAGTGTTGAGTTTAGGATTCGGTCTGCCACGAATACCAATTGTGGGGGTACAACAAGTTTTGTTGCCTGCACTGAAATAGTGAGGCCCTTGTCGTCCGTGAAGGTGCTGATTGAAATCAAAGCATCCTCTAAGGAGGTCTCATTCAGGTCAGCCATCGACGTTGCACGATTTGCTGCTGTGCCGCCACCCGCTAACGGGTGCGCTGTGTTGATCAGCGTCACACCATCGCCACCGGTGAAGTTGGTATCGAACGCATTGTTCAATACGTCGGCGCCTTTAACTTCCTTGGTGTTAGCCATGGATCGCGCCAAAGCCTTAACGTAACGTCTACCTAACGAATCGTATAAGTTGTCCTCGACAGCTTCGTCGGTTAACGAGAACGCTAAGGCGACGGTATCGTGCGTATACCTAGCAGTGAAAGACTCACCAGCGTTATCAAACGCTACGCCTTGACCTTCTGTTTTCGTAGGCGCCCCACCAAATCCGGTGATCAGGACTTCCTCCTCGAAGGCCCTTGACGAATCCTCTAAGGCGAATATTTCTTCGTACTCCTTTGAGTAATCGTCGTACGAAAGCCCAAATAACGAATTCAAGCCGGGCTCCAATTCTTTAGCGAGCTGTGCTCTTGAAATTGCCATTGTTCAGCCCCTCTATGCTAGTCCGGCGCCTTTGACGCCAAAGACTGAGTTTTGAATAACCACCAACACGTTCGTATTAGCGGAGCCCACATCCGAGTTGTTCGGATCTTGCGAAATGTCGATCGCCTTGATCGGCAGATTCGTATTGGTTGCACCCGTCGTGACATCCAACTCAGCACCAGAGATTCCGGTTTGTGTTGAGCCACTGCTGGTGTAAACGATGTCGAAGTTACCAAACAGATCTGCTACGGGGAACGTATCATCTGCCTGCACTTCATAGACGACGTTCGGATCATCGATTACGAAAGCAATGATGTCCGAGGCATTGGTTGAGGCGGGGTAGAAGTTTTGAAAAACTTGCTCGCCTGTTGTTGGGTCAGTGAACTGACATCCGTTGAAAACACCAACGATCGGCACAGTGCCCCCGTCAGCGTGTACTTCCACCGTTCCTCCGGTTACTTGCGCAACCATGTCGCCTTGAAAAATGCTTGTGCCATAATTCGCAGCAATACGATAACGCGAAGATCCGCCAGAGTAAGGTGCGCCACCGATCATACGAATCGGCTTCATTCCAAAAGCAGCGTCTTTGTTCGCCATTTTCAGTACCTCTTATCTTCGTCCAAATGTGACGTTGCTATCTCGTTGAGGATCGTATTTGACGTAACGGCTGTCGCCCCGGCTTTCATTGAACATTGTGTTATCCAATGAGTCAGTGGCTTCTTGAGACTTTCCGCGATAATAGGCTCGTCTCTCCTCGACCGTTTCGTTAGGGATCTTTGCGAGAAGCAACCCTTCGTTATAAACGACGCCTTCATGTCTGCCATTGTCCATTGTTGGCAAGGATCGCCACTCAGGTGGTAGCTCAGTCCCTCTTACGAGTTCCCAACCTTCCCTGATTCGGCGCGAGACATTTGCTCGATCCTCCTGGCCAAGCATGGATTCCCTGATCCACCGATAGGTATAACCGTCGGGGTGTGGGGGTGTTTCCAGGCTTCTAACTGGGCGCCACGGTTTCCTGCGAGTCGAGTTATCGTGTGACTGCGAATCACGAGATGAACGAGCGTTTGCTTTTGTTTCTGCCATTTTAACTTGCCTCTCTTGCTGCAATTTTTTGCTTTTCTTTCGCGACCCTTTGTAACCAAGCCTCTTCGCTCATGTTATGCGGTTTCAACCCGCGAAGTCGCTCAAGCTCTGACTTTGAAAAGCTCACGCCATTCTTTCGATTGCCTTGTGTTTTCGACCGACCCCCAGCGGGAGCGTGGCTGACTCTTTGCACAGCGGGTCTAGCGTCACTTTGAACGGTCTGTGATCCACTCTCTGCGGATCGAGTATGAGGATAAACTTCAGAGACACGGTTGTCCAACTCGCTGTAATACTCGTCTGAGCCTACATCGTAACCTTCATTAGCCAGGTTATAGTGGACGTAATACGCGTATTGAGTGGCTTTGAGATTCTCCTCACTCTCTGCGTCACC